TGTAGCTATGTTTTTTATCCCTTTGGATAGGGTCAAGGCTTTGTCTGATATATCTAATTTATTTTATATTTCAGGAGCAGGGATCGTTGGAGCCTATATGGGGACAACAGCTTGGATGAATAGAAAGTGATTCATGCGTTTTTATTGGTAGTTGTATTGGGCGGCAAAGTGCAGAGTCAAGATATGTATTTTAGATCAGTAGTTGATTGTAATTATTTCGCATCCCAGATAACTAAAAGATATGGTAATTATGGGAGTTTAAGTGGTGTTCCTGCTAAACATAGAGCTACTGCGTATTGTAAGCCTGTTAAGGTAAATAAAAATACGGAACTTTATTAGTGGCAACCAAGATAAATGAGAACACTGAACTATCAATGCCCATACGCAACCTTATGGCGATGGTTGTAGGGGCGGCTATTGGAACGTGGGCATATTTTGGGATTATTGAACGCTTAAATACTATTGAGAATAAATTTATCTTAATGGAGGCTGATCTAGGTCAAAATACAGAGTTTCGCATTAAGTGGCCTAGAGGCGATATGGGCAGTCTGCCAGCGGATAGTGAGCAGTATATGTTAATTGAGCATCTAGCAGAGCAGCTTTCCAAACTACAAGAACAAATAGATGAAGGCCGCGCACCACATGACCAACAACAAAAACTTACATTAGATTTTTACGAAAAGAGAATTACAAATATAGAAAGCCAGATAGAGAAGTTAAGAAATGGACGCAACAGTAATTAAAACTATGACATTGATTTTGTACATGGGTGGGGATGTCTCCGAGCATACCGCTTATGAAAAAATATCTAAATGTCTGAAAGCCAAGCGTACTATTGAAAGAAACTTGTATAAAAAATCAACTTCTGTTCGGTATTCTTGTGAAAATAAGACAGTTGAGGTATCAAAGAATGCAGACGGCACACATTACATTGTGAGGATCATAGAATGATACAAGCACTCATAGGTCCAATAGCAAACCTAGCTGGTAGCTGGATGGAATCTAAAGTTGAGCAAACTAAAGCTAAAGGTGCAGTAGCGAAAGCTAGGGCTGAAGCAGAAGCACAGGTTATGGTTACAGCCGCGACGCATGAAGCTGGCTGGGAAAAAATTATGGCTCAAGCTAGTGATAATAGTTGGAAAGATGAAGCATGGACAATTTTGTTTATTATCATTATAGCAATGTGTTTTATTCCATTTACCCAACCTTATGTTCAAGAAGGCTTTGCTGCTTTATCTAATACACCTGAATGGTTTCAATGGGCTATGTACGCGAGTATTGGTGCATCATTCGGTATCCGTGGATTAAAAGGATTTAAAAAATGAATAAAGATAAATTACGCGAAGAGATCGCAGAAGACGAAGGTTGTAAATACGAGATATATTTGGATCATCTTGGTCTTTGCACAACAGGCGTGGGTCACTTAATTACTGAGCATGACGAAGAATATGGCAAGCCCGTCGGCACAGTGGTCGAACAAGAGCGGGTGCGACAATTATTTGCGTTAGATGTCGCAGTAACTATAGATGAGTGTAAGGTGTTGTATCCAGACTTTGATGACTTTGACGAAGAACTACAACATATATTGTGCAATATGATGTTCAATATGGGTCGGCCTCGACTGTCAAAATTTGTTGGTATGAAAGCTGGAGTTGATGCTCGTGACTACAACGAAGCA